AGACCCCCATTTTTTCCCGATACCCTTGGGCCCGGCCTTTTGCGCTTCGCGGATCCACCTGTAAAAAATTAAGCCCAAGCCCTAAGCCCAATGTTTGGTTACGGTCTGTTTGTTTGTTTGTTTGTTTGCTTATAATAGCAAACAAACAAACAAAACTAAAATGTACAGACTTTGTTTGACCACTGTATGCCTTTTGTTTGACTTTTGTTTAAAAATGCAATCCCTTTTGTTTGTACGCAAAAAATGATGAATCATTAAAAATTTCCTTATCCCAACCATGCCCAAGTGTCCTTCGGGAATAGACTGTGGGATTTAAATGCGAAGCCCCAGGGCTTGCCCAAGCGTCTAAACTTTGGTGCCCATACTTTGGGGCTTAACATGTGGCTTTAGGTGCCCCTGCTTCTAAACCCTGTGGATACAGAAGGGTGCTTTTACTTCGTGGCTTACATGTGGGTCGAGTTTTTAGGGGTGGGGAAGGAATGGGGAAAGGTGTTAGTGTTTTTGCTGGGGATGGTGTTTAATAGGTGTATGCGGATACTTCATTTCTGTGGGGTTTTATCAAGACAAAAAAAAAAGAGGCCTTTCGGCCTTATCAGTCTTCTTGATGAAAGGGTATGCTGTCATCGATCAAGCTATTAAGTTCTTCTAAAAGGGCTTGGGTGTGTCCTTGTTCTGTCATCTTTCGCAGGGTAGACATGGTTTGATACAGAATGGCCGAAATCAAAGTGGCAAAAGTTCCAGACAAGTATACGTGTTCTTCTTCGAAATCGTACTGTGCAACAATGATCGATTGTCCGTTGTCGTCTTCCAGCATCAGACTTTCGTTTTCTTCATCTGACCAGAATTTAAGGGGTTGGTCTTGGGGCTGTTCTTCGTACTGGTAAATCAGTCGATACAAAAGACCGTTCCAAACATTTACAGGCATGGGATACTTTTTCATGGNTAATCGTTCCTTTCATTAAAATTTNGGGGAAGAAGCTGACCANATTAGGCCAGCTTCTTTGATGCTTTCGTTACGTCGTATCCAAGATGCTGGATGATTTCGATGACGTCCTCTTTNGAAAAGTCGTANTGCGTCATCTTGCCATCATTCCATTTATCCATCTGACGAATGCGACGACGAAGGTTCTTGCCAGTCCATTCGATGNNNTATANTTCGTTGATAAAGTTAATCAGGTCTTTCGTGGACATTCCTTGCTTTTGCGGTTGCTTCTTGGCTGTTTTTTCTTCCTGCTTTGTTACCTTGCCTGTCTTCCAGTCGAGAGACAGTCCGTACTTTTTCAACCATCGTTCGATCGTTTCTTTCGTGACGTCCTTCTCGTCCTTTCCTACTGCCGCATCATTCCATTTCTTCCATGCCAGATGGATTTTTTTCATGGCTTTTTGCAAGTCCAATTCTGCCATGATAACCATTCCTTTCATTTAGTTTTCAAAGAACGATTCTGATTTAATGATATATCATTAAACATGTCCAGTCAAGGTTTTTTTAATGATTTATCATTAAGAATTTTTTGGGGGTTTAGGGGTTTCCATAAAAAATTTTTATCGGTTCGGACATTTCATGCAGACGGGGGACAGGGGGGGGTATGGGGGGTTTCTAGGGGGGCTGGGGTTCATTAATATAGTCCGGTACAAATTGCAGCTCCTCCGGAAAACCGCTTTAGCGCACTAAAGCGCGGCTTGATACGACTGGCGTTTCGGGCGATCCTTGACAAGAATTTAGGTGATGTGGTATGATAAGAGTGAGCTCGCTATGCGCTTTCGCAGGCGGGCATTTTTTATTGCCCACGCCATGACGGGGCATAAAAGAATATCATGAGGCTTGCCCCTCTAACGGGGCTTTCCTGCTCCGCCGCAACAATATGTAGTGTACGCACAATTTAATATGAAGGGAGGTGATGCCTGTGGGCAGAAGACCAAGAGGTAGCGGTCGGAACTACACCCCGGAGGAAAGACAAGAGATCATGATTCGTTTCCTAAAGTACTATTCCAAAACCGGTGTCATGACGTATTCCGCAGATAGGGCGGGAACCACAGTTGGAACGATCAAGCTGTGGTTGGAGAAATTCCCCAAGTTTGCCCAAAAAGTCGAAGAAATGCGGGAGCGCTTCGTGGACGATCTTGAAATGGTCGCCATTGAACGTGCTAAGGAAAAATCCGATACTCTTATGGCTCTGCTGCTCAAGGCTAACCGACCGGAGAAATACCGGGAGAACGTCAAGATGGATGTGAAAAATCAGCATACTCCCATTCAGCTTGTGTTCTCGCGTGATGAGTGGGGCGAGGGTCCACTTCCTAATTATGTAGGAGGTGCGACTGATGGCGACGAACAAGAGCCGGAATCGGACGATTAGTGCTATTTCACAGAAAAGTACCAATCGTAAAGATGGTTTCGGCTCTTACAAGCCCCTTAAACATCAAAGGGAATTTCACCAATGCCCGGCTAAATTTCGTGCTATAGTCTCCGGTGTCGGCGGCGGTAAGACTACGATGGGTGTTCGTGAGGCGATAAAGTTGAGTCAGGCGTTTCCGGGCTCGCTTGGACTGATTGGACGCCTTGAAGCCACCTCCTTGCGGGATACCACGCAGCGTCGCTTCTTTGAAATATGCCCACCGGAGCTCATTTATAAGTGGCGCGAGACAACAGGGCACCTTTTATTATATACTCCTGTGCCGGGCGTTTACTCGGAAATCCTTTTTCGACGACTGGACGAGCCGGGTCCACTAGGGTCCCTTGACCTAGATTGGTGGTGGATAGACGAAGCCACTGAGGCAGACGGTTCTGAGGTTCCAGAAGACACGTTCCTTATGTTGATGGCACGTCTTCGTGGTGTCGTAGGACCGCTTCGCGGGTGGGTAACATCGAACTCTGGAGGTAAAAACTGGATATGGAAATGGTTTTTCAGCCCATCTAAGCCGCCAGAGTTTTGGGGTATTACGGTTAAATCGGATGATAACCCGTATCTACCGCCCGGTTACGTTGAAATGTTGCGTAAAAACAACCCGAAAGAGTGGGTTGAACGCTTTCTTGACGCCTCATTTGAGGTGTTTGAAGGTCAGATTTTCACTGAGTTCGTCGATCAAAAGGACGGTAGGCACGCTATTACCCTTGAAGAAGCGTATGAAATCCACACTTTTGACGAAAACTCACCTGAAATACAGGCTCATTTAAGAAGATTACCCCGGGTTGAAGCCGGTTTTGACTTCGGTATTGGTGCCCCGACAGCCGTTCCTGTGGCTAAAGTGGGCGTTGCACCGGACGGACTCATTGATCTGTGGGTTTATGATGAGTATTACAAGGCTGAGGCGGACATTAGGATGGTTTCTCAGTGGATAAAATCTCACGGACTCAGTTACGTATATGCTGACCCATCCACTCAGAACCGTGGGCCCACTGGTGAAAGCCCCATGATGCTGTATGCTAAAGAGGGTGTAAGCCTGATACCGTCCCCGAACGATGTGAACACGAAGATCATGACCATTCACCAGTTCCTTTTGCGATTCCGGTTGCATATTTCCAGTCGTTGCACAAACCTCCGGTCTCAGTTACAATCCTATAAATGGAAACCCCAGCCTAGGGGATCCTCAGCAGATTATCGTGAGAAGCCATTAAAGAAGGACGACCACGCTATTGACGCTTTGGGGTATCTATTGATGAGCATTGGTCTTGGTTCTGTATCCTATGACCCGTTAAAACCCGGACGTTCCACCNGTTATTCTAATGGTGGGTGGCGTCATCCTTCTCTTGATGAGGACGAGGACACNAATCGAGGGGATTATGTTACNCTTAAAGATTTCGAAACGATGGGAGGTGCATGGTAAATGATGAATACTATCCTGCTTGCCTCCATCGTATGGCTTTTGTTCGTGTTCAGCAACCTCATCGTTGGCGTCATTATGTATCAGCTGGGGATGTACGGTCAACTCCGTCTGTGGAAAAAGAAGGAGTCTATGACGGAGAAGGAGGTCATGGAGAAGGTAGCCCAATCGTTGGGTCATGTACCGGGCTCTGAGTTTAATCCGTTTAATCAGCCGGAACCTCGTTACCGTTATTTCAGCTTGGATGAAGAAGACCTCAACGACTTGGACGAAGATACCGACTACGGATTTGCACCTGACCCGATAAAACCGAAAGGAGGTGAAGGTTGATGCCGTTAGTATCTACTGCGGCGGAACTGGAAAATCGTCGGGCTGTTTACCACCCGAACAGTAAAAAGGACTGGATGACGGCGAAGATGGTGGACGACAACTACAAAGCCGCGTACATAGGAGTCCAGCAATTGGGCTTACACGAGGCTTGGGCTATGTACGATGATTACTGGCGGGGAAAGGCAAACGAACCCGAGAGCGAAGACGACCCGGCATCATCGACGAACATCATACACCCTGTGATCGAATCACAGGTGGCTGATCTGGTGGACAGCCCTATTGATTTCCTTGTGAAGGGCAGAGAACCTTCCGACCAAGCTCATGCCGCATATGTGAAATTCATCCTCCAGTGGATTTGGGATGGCAATCAGATGACGCTTAAGCAGGACAGGTTCGAACGCCATCGATTGAAATATGGCACGGGCATATGGAAGGTTTATTTTGACCCGTTGGGCAATCGTGGTAAGGGAGCCATTCGTATCGATGTGGTTGGGCCGGAGAAGTTTTATCCGGATCCCAAGGTTACGGACCCGTACAAGATTCAGGAAGCTGACTTTATCTGTCAGGTTTCCGACGTGTCATTAAGCTACCTTGTGCGACGGTTCGGTGAGAGGGCCAAGTATGTTCGTCCAAGAACTCGCACCCGATATGATGCTAACATTTATGAAGGCGAATCTGTAAAGGATGCTGTAGGAATTTTGAACAACAGTACCACCCTCATCGAACACTGGAGCCGGGATGAGGAAGGAAAACTCCGTCTGGTCTACAAGGCCGATGACGTTATCCTGTGGGATTCTGAGTGGGATGGTAACAAGGGCGAAGGTAAGGGATCAAAGTATTACCACAAGCCGGGCGAAAGTTTCTATAAGCATGGTAAGTACCCCTTTGTTGTTGTGCCTTGTTATCTCCGTGACGGTCAGATTTGGGGTATGGGTGATGTTGAAATGTTGAAGCCCACCCAAGACATCATCAATGACCTTGACGATCAGATTCGGATGAATACCCGACTGATGGGTAATATTCAGATTGTTGTAGGTTTGGCATCTGGTATTAACCCTGCTAAATGGAATAACAAGGTAGGACTCCGTATTCCTGCTAGGGATCCCAATGCGTGGAGAATCGTTCAGCCTACACCTTTACCTTCCCATATTATGGATAGGCGGGAACTGGCTAAACGAGAATCCGAAATCATTTCTGGTCGTCCTGATGTGGTTGAAGGTCGTCGTCCTGCCGGACTTAGGGCTGCCTCAGCAATTATTGCTTTGCAGGAAGCAGGCAACCGACGGGTAAACCATAAACGCCTGATGAGTCAGGTTGGGTTGTCCGAAGTCCTTACCTTGGCTTTTGAGCATTTCAAAGAACATTTTGATCACGAAATGGCAATCCGCATCGCGGGGAAAGAAGTTAAGGACGACAACAGTTTCATTTGGGTACGTGGCTCTATGTTCAATGCGATTCCGAAACTCGTACCTGACCGTTCAAAGAGTCCTAATGAGGATGGAACTTATCCGTTGAAAGAACTCAGGAAGACGGATGAGAACGGTAATGAAATTGATGAAGTCGAAACCAAAGAGGCTGAGTTTGACTTCTCCGTTTCGATCGGCGCTGGATTGCCGAAGAATAAAGCATTCCTGTATCAAGCAGCCATTGAACTTCATAGGGAACAAGTCTTGACTACAGAAGAAACCCGTCACTTCTTGAAGGAAATGATTGATTGGCCCTTAATGGATCCCTATGAAATCCAAGGTGTGTTTAGCCATATGCGTAAACCGCCCGAGTCCAACCAACCTACACCTCCTCAACCCGGAACACCTAACGGGATGGATGCTAACATGATGAATCAGTTATCATCCCTATTAGGAGGTAGGATGTAATGAGAGTACAAACTCTCCTTAACCATGCGAAATATCACAAAAAGAATCCATACGTCAGAATGGAGGGTGTAGCGCATAGGGTTCTTGACCTTAGCGTCTGTCCGAAGTGTTCAGCGCTCACCCTAGGCGATACGCGCAAAAACGACCCGGAAAGGGGCTTCCGAACCTGTCCCGTCTGTGGATGGCATGGACCCCCGACCAAAACACTTCGGGACCTCATTCGTGAAGACGGTATTATGAAAGGCGGTGAGTTACACCTCCGCTGACATAACCCACTGAGAAATCCCGTCAGTGGTATTCCGTATGGGTTGACACTTCGGAAAGACGATGTATTTACCCTGTGGTGGGGTTACAAACCTGACACGCCGGAAAGACGGTGTAAGATTACGTACGCCGAACGTTAGCAGGCAAGGAGGATTTTACTATGCCGGATGTTCAACAACCGGAAACTCAAACGATCGAACAAGCTCAACAAACCGTAGCGGACACCCAGCCGACTCAGGAAGGCGCCCCTCAGTCTGGTATAGAGGAAAGCACGGATGTTGGGTCGTCATTCGAATCGGGGGTAACTTTCACCCCGGAACAGAAAGCCGTTATTGGCAAGATGATAAGCGGCCGAGTCAATGAGATCAAGAAGCAGTACGAGGGCACAGAAGTATACAAACAGGTTGTTGAGATGATGGGAGACATCATCGGGACCAAGGATGTCAACATCATCAATACCTATTTGAAAAATCTCCACTCCCAACATTTGGCAAAGCAAATGGGTATGACACCACAGGGGTACCAAGTATATCAACAGCAACAGCAACAACTCCAGCAGCAGGTTCAAAATACCCAACGTGCTTTGGCTGAACGGGAGTTCGAAAAGCTTGTAAATAACTCTAAGTATCCAGACGCTGAACTGTATAAAGAGGAGATCATCAACCTGTCTGTAAACTCCGGCCTTCCCATCCAAAAAGCGTACTGGGCTGTGGCTGGTGAAGTTGCTGCTCAACGCATGTCTGTGGCCGCTGCTTCCGATGCGGAACACCGCACTTTGAATAACATCGCCAACAACCGAACCAAACAGGTTGAAAGTGGCGGCTCCGGTGGTCAAGAATCTGGGCCCAAGATCACACCGGAGATTCGGGCTGCTGCTGAGAAAGTTGGCATGGACCCTGTAGAGTACATGAAGTATGCCAGCATCTCCACATTGGAGCAAGCCCGGGCTTTGAAAAAACAGCCTTAACAGAAGGAGGAAAGATGGATGGCTCAGTTTATCTATGCCTATGACCTTGACGGTGGTGAACGCCGTACCCAAGTTTTCCAAGCCGGCGGAACCATCATCGAGAATCAGCCTGTGAAATTGTCGTCGGGAAAAGTTGTCGCTTGCGCTGGTGGAGATTCCAACATTGTTGGGGTATCTGTACATGCGGCAACCAACGGACAGCCGGTGGAAGTTATTACTAATCGCCGGGCTGTATTTAAGTGCGAGTACAAAGGGTCTTCCAAAACCTCCCTGACTGTAGATGACATTGGATCCCTTTTCGACTACAGCCCGTCTGACAACAAGCTGAACCTTGATGACACAGCTGACGCCACCCTTGCCGTTGTTGATTTTAACAACGAGGGTAAGTATGCTTGGGTAGTTGTAGCGGAAGCTGCACGAGCACTGTAATTATATCATTCGATAGGAGGTAAAGTTCTGTGGCTATTGCATCCTCTAACTTTCAGGAACTTCTTGAGCCGCGTCTGCGTAAAGTATTCTTCGATACCTACGATGAAAAACCGGAAGAATACAGTGGCATTTACCATGTGGCCTCGTCCAAAAAGGCCCAAGAACACGACCAACATGTAACCGGTCTTGGACTTTGGGAAAAGAAGTCTGAGTCCGGCCCTATCAAATACGCTGAAATCGGTATGGGGGACCAAGTTACGTATACCCACGAAGAATACGCGAAGGGTATTCAGGTTCCCCGGAGATTTGTTGATGACGAAATGTATGACGTTATCGACAAGCTGCCGAAAGAACTTGCTCGTGGTGGTCGTGCTTTGGTTGAAACGACTGCGGCCGATGTCTTTAACAATGGATTCACCTCGAACGGGTATGATGGTGTACCTCTGTTTTCTGACAGCCACCCCTTGAAGGGTAAAGACAAAGTGAACCCGTCTCAGGTGGGTGACAACTACCTTGACCTGAAGTTCGACCAAAAGGGCGCTGCTTTGGAAGAAGCGATCAAGCTGCTGCAATCCCAGGTCAATGACAACGGCCTGAAAATTCAAGCGAAAGCTGATACGATCATCATCCCGACGGATCTGGAGTTCACCGTTCTTCGGGTATTAAATTCGACGCTGCAAGCTGGCACGAGCGACAACAACACCAACGTCCTTAAAGGGAAACTGAAACCGGTAGTGCTCAGCTACCTTACTGATCCCAACGCTTGGTTTGTTGCCGACAGCCAACTGCATCAACTGTGGTTCTTCTGGCGGGTTAAACCGGAGTTTAAGGGCGAAGAAAACTTTGATACCATGGTTGCGAAATACCGCGGCTATCTCCGGTTTTCTGTGGGCTACTCCGATTGGAGAGGGCTTGTCGGTTCGGACGGTACTGTGGATCCCGAATAATTATGGAGGCTCCGCTTTATGCGGGGCCCCTTTTTTAACTATAAGGGGGTGTTGATAGTGAGCGTTGCTAAAATAACGGCTGATGATATTCGGGCTCTGATTGAAGAAGTGAGGATTAATAAGCGCGAAGACGAACGTATCGAAAATGAAAATAAAAGGCAGGAAAACGAACAGGCCCGACAGGAAGCTGAATCTGAACGGGAAGCTGCGGAATCCGCTAGAGCTGCAGCCGAAGCCCAACGTGTGTTAAATGAGAACGCTCGTCAATCAGCAGAAAGTTCAAGGGCTAGTGCTGAATCCGGTCGAGTCTCGGCCGAGTCCAGTAGGGTTTCTGCTGAAAATGCCCGTGCTGCTGCGGAGTCTGCTAGGGCTTCTGCTGAAGCTAATCGGGTAAGTGCAGAAAATGCACGTGTTTCAGCCGAAAGTGCAAGAGCGGCCGCTGAATCCTCTAGGGTTTCGGCAGAAGCCTTAAGGGTAGACGCGGAAAGTGCTAGGGTTTCTGCCGAAGCGGCTAGAGCCCAGGCTGAGGCTGATCGTGAGGCAGCCGAGGCGCAAAGACAACAGGATACTGCTGACGCTATTAGTGCTGCCAATGATGCAACATCTGCGGCTAACTCTGCTGCAAGTAACGCAAATTCCGCTGCCAGTACTGCTTTGAATGCTGCAAGTAACGCGAACTCTGCTGCCGACGCAGCGAATCAAGCTGTGGCTTCGGTTCAAGATGCTATTGAGGATGCTGAGGATGCAACCTCCGCAGCTAACAACGCTGCAAACAATGCAAACAATGCGGCTTCGTTGGCTAACAACGCTGCGAGTAATGCCAATGATGCGGCTGATGCAGCAAACAACCTAGTACAGACTTCTGTGCATCGGGGAGAATATGACCCCTCCACTCAATATTACAAAAACAACCATGTACGGTATAATGGCTCTACATGGAGAGCACTTCAAGATGTCATCGGTCAGGCCCCGACTGAGGGTGTTTATTGGACTCTTGTGGCACAAAGAGGCCTTGACGGTGAAGGCTCCGTCCAGTCTGTGAATGGTAAACTTCCTGATCTTAGCGGTAACGTTATCTTGACTGCAACCGACGTTGGTGCTGAAACTCCCACGGGTGCACAGTCTAAAGCTGATACGGCGGAAGCTAATGCTAAGGCTTATACAGACCAATTGGAAAGTTACGTAGAAAGTACGTTTGCCCGTAAACTAACTTTTTCTAAAACCATAGAGTTCCTTAATTGGTCTGCCGGCTCCCCGCCTTATACGAATACTGTTAACGTGTCGGGAATTACAAGTTCAGATGAACCCATCATTGATGTGGTTATGTCTGGGAATTTAGCCGTGGACGAGTTAAGGTTGGAAGATTGGAGCAAAGTATATCGGGCAGTTACCTCACAGGACGCGATTGTTTTTTATGCCAAAGATATTATCTATGAAAACATACCTGTTCAAATAATGGTGGTGAGATAATTGGGAGAGGCCTTTATTGTTAGACGTGGTAGCCCGGCCTTTAAGTTCCCCGGTCAAACGGAGGAAAGCCATTTTCTGTGGGATGGGGTTGGAAAGGGCAGTCCTGTAATACTTAAAATAAACCCTATAAAGCTGCCCAACCCCAGTGTTGTTTCCCCTGAAATTTGTTACGAAGCTGCACTAGACCCCAATGGTGATTACTTGGCTACGGCCCACCCTGATGGCACACCATCGTTGTATCTGTATAAAAGGAATGGTAACACGTTTACCAAATTGCCTGATCCTTCTAATCTCCCTGTTTCTGCCCAAAGTGTAGCTTGGAGCCATAATTCCACCTATCTAGTAGTAGGTGATATGGTAGGGTCTAAAATCGCTTTCTTCAAAAGAAATGGAGATTCTTTTACAAGGCTGTCTAACCCGAGTTCGTTGCCAAGCCAGCCTGTGACTGCTGCTGTTTTTGACCCTGCCTATTCGGCTTATGTGGCAACTGCTGTCGATGGTGCTCCCCGCCTTGAGATTTACCAAAGAAGTGGGGACACTTTTAGCAAATTGACCAACATCTCCACTATACCATCGGCTTCAATAAGGTGCCTAAGTTTTGACCCGTCGGTCGGGTACTTAGTTGTGGGCATGTATTCCAGCCCGTTTATTCATATCTATAAGATAGTAGGGGATAGCTTTATCCAGTTAAGCAATCCCTCTACCCTTCCCACCGGTACAGTGATGGGTCTTTCTTGGGACCCCACTTCTACTTATTTGGCGGTAGCTCATTTAAATTCTCCTTACCTGACCATTTATAAAAGGTCTGGTGATACCTTTACTAAACTTCCTAACCCCTCAGAACTTCCTGAGGTTCATACCGCCGGAGCTGTTTTTGACCCCTTCGGCTCCTTTTTGATGGTATCCCGTAACTATGGGGGTATGATGGTTTACAGAAGGATTGGGGATACCTTTGTAAAACTCCCAGACCCCCAGTCAAGTTTTTCTGGTGATAAACTGTCCTTGAGCAAAAATGGGTTTTTGGCCGGTCTTACGCCTTCGAATCCTTACTTTGCTGTCTACGCTGTTAATTCGGTATTTAATGCCCCCACGTACTCACTTACGGCCCCGGATGTATGTAAGGCCGGGTANGCGTTGGAGNCGGGCATTGAAGGGGACTATAAAAAGATTATGGTCTTCTTTAGGGCNTTTTAAGGAGGGAGGTTAAGGNTATGAAAACGTGGCAGGATGTGATAAATNCTGCTGACGCCACCTTCCGAAATACCTTTTCTACGGAATTAAAGGTTAATTGGCTTCGCTCCATCCTGAATCAGGTTCTACAACTTAAATACAGTAGAGACGTAACTTTCGCTTTCTTTGATGTCTTCGAGGGGATACGGGATTATGATCTCCCCGTTGACTGTGAACCAGACGACATCGTGGCTTTACAAATTGAAACCTCACCCGGTTCACAGGTGTTTAAAGACTTTTATTACCAAGATGTCTTTGAACTTAAAGAGGACCCGTTTTATACCATCACCAATGGCATGATTCACTTCGGGTCTACACCAACGGAGGATAAGTTAGGACTTATCTTTTATGTTGGTACACCGGACATTGATGGGGACAAACTTGATGAAATGGTCCCCATTCCGATGGCCTATCGGGAACTGCTGGTACACGGACTCTGTGAAAGGATGGCAGCAGCACGTGGTGACGTAGCACGGAAAAACAACTTTAAGTCTGACTTTGATTCCCTGCTTTCCGATTTCCTGATGTCTCAACTTAACAATGTGCCTGAGTATTATACACCCAGGGATGTGTATAACGGGCGCAGACGTGGAAGAAGAAGGTGGTAATATGGGTGGTATCTGGAGACAACCACCTGCCAGCAGGCTGACCAAGACTATCACCTTTGAGGGAGGACATAACACCGGAGCCCCACCTGTGAGCATAGGGGACAATCAGTCATCGGATGAATCCGGATGGGATCTAGATGCCAGTTTCCCCAATCTAAAAACTCGTAGGGGAAGAACCTCATATGGTTCTTCCGGCTCTAATACTCCACGACTGCTAACCAGCTTCCAGAATAGCACGTTAATCCGGGCTGTTGGCGGGAATATCCAACGATGGAATGGCTCCGACTGGTCTAATATCGGAACGGGTTTAACTAATGCTGATTGGACGGCAACCAACTTTGAAGTTAACGGAACCAATGCTATTATCTTCACCAATGGAACCGACCCTGTAAAATACTGGAATGGAACTACATTTGGCGATCTTAACTCTAATGCACCAAGGGGAAAGTTTATCACGAACGATACTATTAGGGTATGGATTGCTAAAGATGATGAACTGCATTATTCGGCCTTCCTGAATGCTCAGGACTGGACGACAGCGAAGAACAGTGGGACCGTTCAGTATTACACCAATCGGGGTGGAAACATTACAGCATTAACCCGTTATGCTGAACGCATTGTGGTATTTAAAGAGGATTCCATGGCAGAACTCCACGGGACTAACTACTTTGAATTTCGGCTAATGAACATCTCGGATGACATCGGTTGTGTTAATCATAAGACATTACAGGAAGTCCAAGGACTACTCCTGTGGTTGGGTCCGGGCCTTGATGTATATACATATACCGGTGCTAGACCTAAAACTGTCGGGGCTCCAATTCGTAAATACCTTGATGCAGTTAACAGGGCCCATCTGGATAAATGTTTCGCGGGTTCCGATGGCCTTAGATACTTCTTGGGTTTGGTTACCGGTAGTGCCACTGAACCCAACGTCCTCCTGTGCTTTGACCCGAAGTTAGGCATCTGGAGAGTATTCAGTAAAAACCAGCCGTATCGCCTGTCCTATCTATTTAAGGGTGACTGGTTCATGATGGACAGTTCCGGTATGGTTTATAGGATGGGTGGCACTACTGATGGTGGCACGGCTATTCAGTCTGAGTATATTACCAAGCCTTTTGATGAGGGTATGCCACAGGCGGAAAAGGAGTACTATGAAGCTCACATTCAGGGTTATATCCCTCCGGGTTCTACTCTGTCCTTATACATTTCTAGGACTGAGAGGGGTAATGACTTCGAACTGATCGACACCGTAACGGGAGAAAGTGACAGTCAATCGGCAGATATATTTATCCCGATGGATAGTGTACCTTTGTGCAAGTGGGCTAGGTTTAAACTGGTTGCTGTGGGCCCTGTTGAACTTTACCAGATGCAAGTATCGTTCGATATACATCCCGTTCAACTTTAAGGAGGTGATTAAGATGTCTGATGAACAATTCGAAATCGAAAAGGACATCACCGAAACCGAAAAAATCCATGTTAAAACCCAAACTCTTTTGGTAATCAAAAGTAAATACCTTCAGTACAAAGCGGAGTACCTTACCGCTAAAGGTTTAGGTGATGAACAAAAGGCTCAAGAGATGCTGAGACTGATGAGGGAAGCCGACATCTCCTACAGGATTGTTAAGGAGGAGTTATAATGTCTACTCCAAATTTCAGTTATCTGGAGAATGCTACTACCCTTGAAGAGATTCAGGGAGCATTGTCTCAGCTTCGAAGAACTCTTGACTTCTACTTCCAAGGAAAGCTGAGCTCCAGTAATATCCGTGAAATTGCCGGATGGCAAGTAGCGGAAGATTCCTTAATGTCTGATGATGGGGATGTAGGTTTCAGCACTCTTGATACCTCTGGAGATGACTTACGTATTTGGGCAGGGAGCTCTAACAGGAACTCTGCCCCCTTTCGTGTCTATGAAAGTGGTAGGGTTGATGCCACAAATTTACATTTACATGGTGGCTCACTGACCATCGGAAACTCCTTTTCTGTGAATAGTGCAGGGATCTTGACGGCATCAGGGGCTAACATCAGTGGAAACATTACCATGAATGGTGGTAGCATAAACTGGAACAACGTGAATAGTGACCCTGCTACCGCCAATGCCCTTAACAATTCCATCATAGCCCAAACAATTGCCAACCAAATTGTATCTGGGACTTACACAGGTGGGACTTTTATTGACGGTAAAAACGTGATGTCTCCCAACATCTATGCCGGGTACATTTACGGTACAATTATTCAGGGTGCCACCATCACAGCAAATTCTACGATCAACGTGGGTACAGATGCCAGAATCGGAAGCAGACTGATAATTCAGCCTACCGTTGTAGGCGGTATTCAATTCGGAGAGTCCCCCGCTTCATGGGAAATCTACATTGACCCTATGGGAGGTGCTATGAACATTAAAAGCCTTTACTACCTCAACCTCTACACCACCTCGGGATCAGTAACTCTTAATGGCATGGATGTTGTTTCTCAAATCAATGCCCTGTGGCAATACGTACTAAACATGTAAGGAGGGAGGAAGGTCAGTGGCAACCAGTACCTATACCCCTGTGGTAACTACCTCTACTTCTGGGCCCAATTACGAACCCTATCGTAAAGCCCTAGAGGAGATTGTCTACAGTAAAAAGACATGGCATCAAGCAGACTCTCAAGGGAATCAATCTCTTAAGGATTGGGCTAAATCCAATGCACAGCCTTATTATAGCCAGCTTCCAACTGAGTTGGCCCAAGCTTTAAGGGGTATGAATTACGAACAGGCTAACCAATACGTACAAAGCCTGTTCAGTCGTACTCAGCCCCAGATTCCTGATTACAGTCAGAACCCGTATGACAAACAGGTAGCTGACCTAATTAATCGGATGAATCAGTCCATCGGTCAGCCTACTACTACTCCGTATGATGCACAGATCGCTGCCTTGTTAGCCCAAATTTCTAGTCGTATCAATAACCCTACCACTGTGGATCCGAGAACAACGGATGAGTATGCGGCGGGTAAGGCAGCTATTGATCGTCAGGTAGCTGATAACATTAGGGTTGCTCAGGAAGCCCTTGGTGCATCAGGCTTCGCGAGGTCTACCAATCTTGCCGAAAGAGCGCAGTCTATTGCTGATGCTGGTACTGAATACCTAGAAACACAACTTGTGCCGCAGATTGCTGCTCAGATTGCTGCTCGTGACCAACAAGGTTTACAAAATTCTTTGGCCTTGTTGCAAGGCTTGATGCAACAGCAACAAGTATTTGACGCCAGACAACAAGCTCAGATGCAAAATCTGAGCGCCCTGCTTTCTGCCTTAACGGGTCAACAGGGACTGTATGATACCCGTCAACAAACCCAGTTTCAAAATCAATTGGGTCTGGCTGGTCTTGATCTTCAACGTCAAGCTCAAGACCGTGCTTGGTATATCGATCAGGAAACCCTTAATCTTCAACGTAGGGCACAGGAGTTCAACGAGCAACAAGCCCAGGTTCAGAACGAGAGGGCCAGAATTAATGAGGCTCTACAAAGAACCCAGACCCTTGGTCGTGTAGCTAACGAACAGGATGCAGCCGTCCTTGGGGTCCCTGTGGGTACTCCTACATTTCAAGCGGTGGAAGCTGCCGCTCAAAGACAACAGCAATTGGATATTGTTGAACGTCAGATTGCGGCTAGTATGGCTGAGCTCCGTACCCGACTTAACTTTGAAGCTGAACAAAATAGATTGGCTCGTGAGGCACAATCTCAGTCGGCACGGATCAGCGACCTCCTTAGGGTATGGGAGGCAACGGGTGTGGCTCCTCCCGGCCTAGAGTCTTTGGGTATAAGGCCCGGACAAGAATACACTCCGTACTTAACTCCGGGTCAACAGATCGATCAACTCCAATTGGAACAGATGTTGAACGACTTAGCGGAACAAAGACGTATGGAACAACTAACTCCGGTTTATCAGCAGAACTACAGCTTAGACCCCGTTACAGCACAAGCGATGGTCAGCGCTATGGATAATCCTACGTTGGAATCCGCACTCGCAGACATCAAAGCCCATGAAAATCAACTCAGACAAATGGGCGTAGATACCAAGAAGCTCAGAAAAGCTGTGGAGCAGGAGTTCAAGAAGCAGAATGCCGGACCACCTATTTACATTGACTTCACTCCCAACTACCCGCAAACTGTGACCGAGTATGTATTCGGAAAAGGGTGATGACTAAATGCCTTTGTCCCGGTTCATCAGCCAACAGGGGACCTCACAATTAATCCGGCCCATAGGAGGTCTCTCTGGCTTTACTTCTTCTTTTCAACAACCGGATGAGGTGGACTACACCAATCGGATTGCCAATGCCCAACAAAGACTTATGGCAGTGGGTCAGCCTTTACCCGAACCAGAGAACAAGGATACAATTCTTGACAAAATCTTTAACACCCTCAACTTCCTTAACCTCCAGAAGAATCGGGCTCTGTCTTTTCTTTCTGGTAATACCGAAGCCTTTTCGGAGGACATTAGTGGGGCTGACTTGTTGCAACAGTGGGGGATGAATGAAGGGGTAGGAAATCAGATTGCGGGTTTTGCATTTGACCTACTGACAGACCCCTTAAACTTCCTCACCTTTGGTACTGCTGGTGCTGCTACATCAGCAGCCAAAGCAGGGATTAAGTCAGCGTCCAAAGCTGACGATGTTTTAAAAGGCATCGACGACCTGACCAAAGCTGCTAGGACAACGAATACCGTACAACCCTCACAGACTGTAGCAAAACTAGGAGCCTTCGGAAGGTACTGGGAAGTACCCAATTCTGGTCGAGTCATCAATGCTTTAGGTTCCACTGTGAGGGGTGCGGCTAGTAGCTTAGGACGCTTTGTGGAGCGCCTTTCCCCTGAACTTGCACAGGCAGGACGTGAAGTAAGGGATACAGCCGGACGTCTTTTCTCTCGAGGCTACGGTATACCTGAATCTGTGGCTCAAGCAACCCAAAGGTCGCAAGACCTGTTTCGCATGGATGTCGGGGATACCATCAACGAGGTCACCAGCATTGTTAAGGACTGGAAGAACGTTGACCATTTAAAAGTTATCAAGGCTGTTGAGAATCCGTCTGCTGTTTCTGAATTAAACCCTAACGAAGCGGAGGCATTCAGACAGGTTAAGGACTTCTTTGATTATTACTTCCTTAAAGCCCAAGAGTACGGGATCATCGATGAGTTCAGGGAGAATTACATACCCCATATCTTTAAGGGCAAAAAGGAAGCGGTAGCAGAAGCCCTTGAACAGCTGCGCCGTAGAGGTGCTAGGGTACAGACCAATACTGGATTCGCCCGAGAACGTACCATACTGGAAGACATATCAACCATCTTGGAAAATCCTGAACTGGCATCCAAACTGAAACCTGAAACGGATTTAGCGAAAATCATGGGCATTTATAAAATCAGCCTCCAAAAAGCAATTCGTAACCGGGAGATGTTGGATGAACTGGTACACCTTGGGCCTGATGTCATCCGTAAGGTAGGGGAGGAAGGAGTTGAAATTCCTGAATCTTGGGTAAAGGCACCTATAGCCCAACTCAGAGGATATGCTGTGCCACCTGATATTGCCCGACATCTTAAGGACATCACGGAATCTTTCACAAATTCGGATTCGGCTAATAAACTGTTCCGTCTGTACGATGAAATCCTGGGATGGTGGAAAGGCATGGCAACCATTCCAAACCCGGGATTCCACTTCCGCAACGTCTTGGGTAACATCTTTAATAACTACCTTGGTGGGGTAAGGAGCATTGAACCTTACAAACTGGCAACCCAAGCTATCCGAGCCAACGATACTACCTTAGAAAATTTCTATGATTTGGTTCGCGCCGGAGACAATGCTGCCGGTATCATTCCGGGTGAACAGATAGCCATGCAGCGGGTATTTAATGAGCCAAGATTCCGTGAGGTTCTTACAGGCGGTGATGGACCCAAGATAAAAGTAAACCTTGGTAATCGTACAGTAGAACTAAACATGACTGGTGTTAAATTCCTTGCGAAGCTCCAAGGAGTAGTAGGAAGGGGCTTTATTTCTGGAGACATCTCCAATTCAATCGATGATGTTCTGCGTCGCCTTCGTAGTCAGCGAAGCATCCAAGACTTTAACCCGTTGTCAAGAGAAAGCATGTTGTTCCGCTTAGCTGAGTCAGCAGGAACCACTGTGGAAGACCACGCGAGGTTGGCTCATTTCATAGACCGTCTGCAAAAGGGCGACACTCCGTTGGAAGCCGGATTATCTGTGAAAAAATATCTCTTTGACTACTCCAGCTTAACGCCGTTTGAGCGGAATGTCATGCGAAGGTTTATACCGTTTTACGCTTTCACCAGATTTAACCTCCCCCTCCAATTGAAGGAGTTGGTGAAGCAGCCCAAGTATGCAGCCCTTATGGGTAAGTTTCAGAACTTTGCTGAGGCCCTATCGGAAGAAGTCACAGGAGAGGACATCGAAAAAGGTGATTTGCCCCGGTATCTCCGTGACCTATATTCGATAAGGCTTCCTTTTCAGGTGGGAGGGCGGGACGTTACTTTAGGGGTTGACTTACCCATTCGTGATGTTAACTCACTTAGACCCCAAGATTGGTTTTCTATGATGACTCCACTTTTGACGGTTCCATTTGAACAGATTGCCAATCGAAACGTTTACTTTGATCGTGATCTTGAATCATATGAAGGTCAAACGGTAAGAGCACCGGGATACCTCCAAGGACTATTCCGAATGATACAGGCGATGGATGAGGATTCCGTATATTCGGAAACGTTCAACCGTATCGCCAACCATCTAGGGTTCACCGTAGGCATCAACGAGGAAACAGGACAACCAGAACTACGTGTTCCTGTGAGGATTTCACATCTTTTGAACCAGTTTGTTGCTGCTAAGAATGCAGGCAAACTGGCGGACGTATTCTTGGGCGAGGCCTTTGACCCCTTCGGAGTATCCTCCATGTTGACTGGTATTTCTGCTTCCAGCAGTACACGACAACAGCGGGAACAACAAAGACAGCGTGAAGANTACAGTCGCTTAGAGGANTTGCTCAGAAAACTTAGGGACGAAGGTTCACCTGTTCCTACCCTACGNGAACTTGAACAGGCTCCTATGGGTATGGGTAGAGGATTATCCCGATTCTTGAGGGGGTAGTAGGCTNCATGACTCGAAGGAGTGATGAACCCATGGAGGTCAAGGTTGCCAGAATGGAAGAAAAAATAGAAAACATTGAGACTGCTGTTTACCGCATAGAGAAAGCCTTGACCTCCGCGCAGCAGTCTTTTGTCACGCACAAAGAACTGGAGTTTCGTGACAAAGTAATTGAACGCCTAGAAAACAACCAAACATGGCTGTGGCGCACAGTGATTGGGGCAGTTATCACAGGAGGTATAGGTATCATCTTTCTGGGCTTTCAAGTTCTCATCAAAGGAGGTTAAGGTCATGATTAAGGGCATTGATGTGAGTAGATGGCAGGGGGAAATCGATTGGGTCAAAGTATCCAAGACGGACGTAAAGTTTTCTTTTATTAAAGCCACAGAGGGGATCGGATACGTAGACCCAATGTTCCGTCGTAATGCTTTGGGTTCTGATGCAGTCGGGCTTAAGGTAGGGTTTTATCACTTCCTTCGACCGGACAATGGGAAACCGGAGGAAGAAGCCCAACACTTCGTAGATACCGTAAAGGACTTCAAGTACGAATGGCTGGTCTGTGACGTGGAAAACAGCTATGGAAAGGACAAGAATGCCGTTACGGCATATACTCAAAAATGGCTGGAAGTCGTTGAAAAGAAGACGGGCAAAAAGCCATTGGTATATACTTATGTTTCTTTCGCCCAAACTTATTTGAGCTCCGCACTGACCGAATACCCTCTGTGGTTGGCACACTACGTTAGTGGCTCCAAACCTTCCAGTAAAACTCCCTGGGGGGATAATTGGGTATGCTGGCAGTACTCTGATAAAGGTACTGTTAGCGGCATCAGCGGGGCGGTTGACTTGAATTGGATGAAACCTGAATTTTTCAACCAGTCCAAAGCTGGGCCTGTCTTCAAAGATGTTCCTGTCGGACATTGGGCTGAGTCTTACATTAAATCTGTGGCGAAAGAGGGCATCATGGTCGGATATAACGATGGAACTTTTGGATTGGGTAAACCCGTCACTAGGGAAGAACTGGCTAAGGTGGTGGCTAAGTTATTAGAGAAAGGGGGTGCTAAGGGATGAAGAAGCGTCGCCTACGTAACTATGGCCTGTGGATTTCTATTGCTGCCTTGGTGATTGATATTCTGATCTATACGGGGGTAATTACTCCGTCCGAATCGGAAACGATCAACTTGGTGGTTAACCGGGTTCTAGAAATTTTGGTCTTGTTGGGTATTATCAATAACCCGACGAAACCAGATAGTCCCGGCTACAACCTGTAAGCACAGTAAAAGAGCCCCTCTACTAAGTTAGTAAAGGAGCCCTTTGGCCGGGTTATTTCTTTTTCTTCTTGCCGCCTTCCTTCTTTTTGTCCGTGGCTGTTTCTTCCTTTTCTTCTTTGGAAGAGGCAGCCTCTTTCTTCACCCTTTTTGCAGCGCCGGATTCCAGCAGTTTGCGGAGGCGTTTCAGGTCGGGATCGGATTTCTTCCATGCCCATCTTCCCATCCCCTCCGGTTTGGTGAAATCATTGTCGCGAAGAATCGTACGGATTTCCTTACCGGTCTTTCCAAATTCTTCTTCCAAATCTTTCACCGTAACCATGCCTGCCGGTACTTTCAGATGTTTCGGAGGCTCACCCTTCTTCGGTTTCCGGTCTTTCTTCGGTTCCTTCACCTGTTTGCCAGCTTTCCGGGTGTCCGTATTCCTGTCAGACTTGGCAGCATCCTTTTCCTTGGCCTTCTTCTTCGGCTTTTCTTCCGGAGCCGGTTCTTCCTCACCAATATCTCCGAGGTCATCAAGGTCATCGTCAAGTTCGATGTCTTCGATGTCCAAGTCGTCGGCAACGTCAAATTCTTCGTCCAAGATTTCGTCCACCACGGGTTGAACTTTCTTTTTGCTTTTTGCCACTGTGATCTCCTCCTTTTTGTTAATCGACTTCATTATAAGGGTATCACCCAAAATCTGTCAAGAGTTATTTGAAAAAATTTTTTGAAATTTTTACGCCCCTAGAACTGTAAGGCAATTTTCCATTTTCCTTTTTGTTTGACGGCAGCCAGCCTACCATTCTTAATCCACCGGTAAATAGTGGAACGACTCCGACCAAAAATTTCACAGGCTTCTTTGACCGTTACGATTCTACGATGAATCCATGTCCAAAAGCGGTCTACCTGTCGGCTGATGTACTCATCAACCTGACGAAGACTGTCCGACCCCGCTTTCCTGTAGATGTTTGCCGTCATCTTGCTCATTCTGTGTAGAATGTCGCAGGAAGCGGAAGCAGGGTCAAAATATTGTCGTTCCAGTTTGGTGATCATTGTGGTCAATGGTTTAGTGAGGCTGGCTACCGTCATCTTAATCACCTCTTAAAGTATCGTTCCATCGTGCGTCGAACGTCTTCCACAGAATAGGCGACAATCCAGATACCCTTAGCTTCCTTAATCATTTGACCGTTGTCTTTTTGTAGTGCTGTCGGTTGTTCTCCGGGCATCTTTGCTTCTATAGAAATAAACCTACCCCTGTAACAGCCGATGATGTCTGGAACCCCACGGGACTGAAATACGCTTCCGTGAATCTTTTCCCACCAGCCGGGGTAATTGGCCCGTAGGAAGTCAAGAATTTTTCCTACGAGCCGTCCTTCCGGCTGCCTAGCCATTACAATTTCATCCGGCCTTTACCCTTGGCCGCTTTTCCCTTCGGAGCCGACTTGGATGATTTACCGGACTTTTTCTTGGCGTCTTCTTCATCCTCATCATCATCTTCGTCATCCTCGTCATCAAGGAGCTCGTCCAATTCGTCTTCAAGATCATCGTCCTCATCGTCATCCTCGTCGTCTTCTTCGTCATCATCATCGTCTTCTTCATCCTCATCATCGTCTTCGTCATCATCATCGTCTTCGTCATCATCGTCTTCATCATCATCGCTGTCGTCATCGTCTTCCTCAAGATCATCGTCCTCATCATAATCCTCGTCATCATCGGCA